CTCTGCTTTTGCTTTCTGTGCAGGGGTAAGTTTACCTTCCTTTTCATCTTCAGGCATAGGTTCATCCCAAACTTCCTTTTCCTCAATTTCGTCTAAAGGAGGATGTGGATGTTTATGAGGTTTAGTGCCCTTATGCTCATCAAGTTCAGCTTCTTCACTCTTGAAGCCAGTAACTTTAGACATAGCAAAATCCGCCAATTTTACGATTCCTGATTTACTACCATCATTAATCATCTTTTCCATTTTCTTCTGATTGGCAGGATTTACTTTATCAAGTATTTGCATGATGGCAGAAGCAGTAACCTTATCCATTTTCAACTTGCCATCTTTCATTTTAAGAGTTTGCATAGAGCCAGTGACTGCTTTACGCATCAAGTCCATATTATCTTCAAGAAGATAACGCACTTCTGCTAGTGCTTCCGCCATTGTTTTTGTATATACAGTCATTGTTATAGCTCCTCTATTAGTATTTAGGGTTTTGAACTTCCATTCTTTGCATAGTAAGCAGCAATGGCCATCTCTTTACGCTTTTCCTTTGACCTACCTTTGAATTGGGGTGCATCAGATTTAACGAAATCATCAATATATTCTCCCATATCTGCATCTTTAGCAAGAACTTCATTAACCGGGCTTTTTTGTATTTGATTCACAAAATCTTTGAATGACCATTCTTCTTTAATATACTCGGCCTTCAGCTCTTGAGGAAGTATCTTCTTAGCAACCAATTTATTAATATACTTAATAAATTCTCTGGCACCAACTCCACTATATTCACGAGCAATTTTATCAGCAGCTATATTTGGATGTTTTATATATTTGTCTTGTTTCATTAGTTCAGCATAATCTTGTATCATTACTCCATAAGATTTGGGATGACTCATCTGACTAATTTTTGCAAATACCTTATTCCACCATTCCTCATCAAGTCCTTTACCACGCAATCTTGGCTCTCTACGATTCTTGGATGGGTCTTCATTGCGTAGATTACTAGGGTCATTGTTCATAGGATTATTGTCTTTATGGCCTACATCCATTCCAATTTTGGTCTTGTCACCCATAATCCTACGAGCTTTATTCCTTGAAGAGCGTCTTGCAATCTGTTCTGGTGTGCCTTGATAATTCGCATATTCCTTTGCATAATTTCTTTCATCAAGTTCAGCCTCTTCAAATGACAACTTAGGATCGCTAGTCTTGAAGTCTTTCTTACGCATCACTGTCTTTGCGACCAATTCAAGTTCTTGACCTTTGAGGTTGAGAACGAAAGGCATATTTACGTCTGTCTTCATATCGTTAATAACTGCTTCAGCATCAGGACCAAGTTGAGCAATCTTCTTACCAAACTTGGCATATGACTGTTTGAACAAGCGAGTCAACTCAGAAGTGGTAATATCTTTCTTATTACGAGCATCATTCACACGGTCAAGGAAGTGTTTTGTAAACTCTACATCAATACCAACCTTTGCGAACAATCTATCTGCAAATTTCTCTATTTGGTCTAAGTCTTTCTTGGTAATTTCCTCTACCAGAATATCATGCAACCATGCCTTATGAACCTTACCGTCCTCAGTCACAAATGAGAGATAGTTTGTGCCCTTACGAACAATCTCACCGACAGCATCATTAGCTTCTACAACATCACCTACATTCCAGATTTTACCTGTAAGATATGCATCACGCAATGTTTCAAAATCTGTCATATCTCCCATGTCTCGTTCTTCACGAACACCCATATACTTGCGAACATCTCTGTAAAGTTTCTTACCATCAGAAAATCCAGAAGGAACACCCTGTAAAAATGAATCCATATCTCCATTAGAAGCAGCAGTTCTCATTTTGGATGCAGACATACCTTCTACACCCTCGGCATCAGGATCACGTTCTCCGGCAGATACAATGTCAATAGAATCAAATTTATAATACCCATGTCTTTTACCCTCTACTCCATTGTAAGTATTAAGTAGGGTATCAAACTCTTTTATTCTATCTGAACCAGCAACCATAACAAGGTTTTTAAATCCTTCATCATATAACTTCACTGCAATATGTATTGCTGTTTTTGCGTCCTTATCTGCAATAATGTTTCTTGCATACTTCTTAAACATCTTTCTCATATACGCAACTTTTAATGCATGAGGAAGTGGGTCTTTCTTAGGATTAGTTGTAAAAGATGGATAAATGCGATATGGATTTGAGCCAGCAACTGAAGCAGTTTTTTGAATCAATTTCTCATGGCCAGTAGTAGGAGGATTAAAGCGACCAAATGCAAATACAATCGTATCTGATGCTTCCATCAAGTCTCTAAATTTACGCATTCTTCTGTGTCTCTTTGGCCTTTTTGACTCTTTCAATTTCTAATTTCTGAAGTTGCTTAGCAACCTTTTTAGATATTTTATCTATCTTCTTACCATATTTCTGCATGACCATTTGATCAACTTTGACCCTCTGTTGAAGCGACATGTCTTTATGGCCAGGATAAAACTTATCTCTAAATGATTGAATAGTTTTCTTTCTTGCAAGAAGAGCAAGTTTAGCAGGATTACGCATTTTTAGCATAGCCCGTTGTTTTTTCATTTGAATAACAGGAGATTTTGCCATCTTGGCCATGCGGCGTTGCATTTTTTTTCGTTGCACAATAGAAGCAACAGCTTCATAGAAGTCTCTAAATTTTTTCATTTATCCCATGCCTTTATTGCGGTGAAGTTATTAAACGAGAACTCCATTCGATCTACAAGTTTAACCGCTCCACCACTTACTCTATCAATTGCAACAAATCCTTCTGGATTAGTTACCTTAAATCCATTTTTGGTTTTGATGAATGTATCAGTCAATCCCTTAACACTATTTAGTTTTTGAACGATTTGCATTTTGGCTTCAACAAGTAGATTCTGAAATGTAATAATCTGTATTAAATTTCTTGTGTATTTTTTTACTTCTCTCACATATTCTTTTTGAATATTTCTATACTTATCCTTACCCTTTTCACTCTTTGCCTTATCAATCTGTTTTTGAATAGAATCCCAAACCCAAGCCTCATATCCTTTGGCGTGTGACATAGGATTTGTTATTTTCTCACCAGCACGAACCTTACTGTTATTATATGTCTTTAATGATGCACCAACAATACTCCCGGTCATACTTTCTTGTAATTTAAGAAATGAATTTAATTGCCCAGAATGAATTTTTCTAAATGTAGTACCAACTTGTGATAACACAGCAGTAATTTTTTCTGTCTCTGTTTCTGTAAATGTTGCCCTACCAGAAGCATCTTTGTATGTTGCATCATCCATCCATACGCTTGATGGTTTATTCAATGAGGATATGTTTGCACCGAATGAAGCTTTCATATCCTGTAATGCATCACCTGTATATGTGGTATGCCAAACAATACCAACCTTTGCCTTTTTAATAGTTTTCGCTAATTCAGAATTATCAGGTATAGCATAAACAATAGTGTTAGGCTGAAAAGTAAGATACTTGTTGCCGTCAATAGTCGATGTTTCCACATCATCCGTGAACATAAGGTCGCCTTGGAGTACACCCTTGATACCCAACTTGGAAAATTCTTTAAGTGCGACTTTAAACTTTGAATTAAGTGTACCTGATAAATCTGCATTAATTTCTGCCTCCGTTTTATATAATTTAGGAGACACGTTAAAGACACTTTTCTTTGCGACAAAAAACTTACCATCGGCGGGGTCTATACCAGCAAATATAGCAGGAGCCCCATCCCACTTCACTGTCATATTTACAGAAGAACGACTTCCTCCTGCCAACATATCTCTGAGGGAGCGAAGGAAGTTGAGAGCAGCCCGGCCGCCATCGACACCAAAATTGAGAATTTCATCCTCTAGATGTTCTAGATGAAGGTTCTTACCGCCCTTGTCTTCTTGTAGTTCTCTGAAGCTTATCATTAATAACCAAACAATTCTAAACCAGTTGTTTTAATTTTATCGATCTCAAATCCAAAAAATTGTAAAATAAATTTTATGCCCTTCATAGCCAATTCTTTTACTTTTTCAAGCAATTTTGCTGTTACATCCTTAAACCACGTTTTAATGCTTTGCAAGATTTTTACTTCTGTCAAAGGTTCTTCTGTCAATAGAAAACTATTAGTAAATTCGTTAAATGATGTTTCCATAAAATTAGAAAAAGTATCTTTATTAGTTTTATAATATGATTTAAAACCAACAAGATTCATCTTAGGCTCATATTCATCCTTTATATCAAGTCTAAAACTACCACTAGTTGTTGAGGTTAAATCTT